TTTAACTTTAAAAAGGTAAAATCGGAAATGACTCCAAACGATAAGGAGCATTTTAAAATATTTTTAGACGTAAAAGGTCAAAGGATAATCGACGGAAGACGAACTGAGTTAGTTTTTGAGGACGTTGACTATTTAAACGGACTTTATAAGTACTATTTTGCGATTGATAATTCAAATTGCCCGAATTGCTCCAAAGTTCACGAAACGATTATCAAAGACTTATTTAAATTATACAGTTTTGAAAGTAACTAAAAAACAACAGCAAGCCGAATTTTATCAATTCCTCGATGCTATAATTGAAAACGCACCAGCAGACCTCTCAGCAAACGAAATTTGGATGCCGGACAACTTATATAAATTATTAAAAAAGAAGTCACACAACGGCTTTAAATTCTTTACGTCGGAGTTTTTGACAAATAACGAGGTGATTTTAGGAAAATATCAGCCGCAATAAATTATTGTAAAATATGGAAAGCAAAAGAGACGAAAACGGAAGACTTAAAAAAGGTCACGGAGGATTAAAACCAAAAGGCGCAGAGACTAAATTGGTTTCTGAGGCTAGAGCTTTATTCGTTCAAACGTTAGAGGCTCAAGTGCCAAATATACATCAAGCCTTTGCCGATGTCCTTGACAAAGATCCATATAAGTATTTGGAATTATTCGCAAAATATGCTCAGTATTTCGTACCTAAAAAAGTCGAAACGGAAATGAATTTGAATATTGAGAAACCGATTTTTAATTCCCTTGACTTAGATGTTCCAGAAAACGACGGCGCAGAGTAAAATCGCCAAACTAAGAAAACGAGTTCGAATTGTTCAAGGCGGTACGTCAAGCTCCAAAACGTTTTCAATATTACCGCTGTTAATTACTTACGCAATTGAAAATCCATTCTCGGAGATATCAATAGTTAGTGAGTCAATCCCTCATTTAAAAAGAGGAGCTTTAAAAGACTTTCAAAAGATAATGGTTTTAACTGACAATTATCGAGACGCAAATTTCAACCGGTCGTCACTTAAATATACATTCTCAAATAATTCCTATATTGAATTTTTTAGCGTTGATCAACCGGACAAATTAAGAGGAGCGAGACGTGATATTCTATTTGTCAACGAGTGCAATAATATCGACTTTGAAAGTTACCAGCAATTAGCTGTAAGGACTAAAAAATTCATTTACCTTGACTACAATCCAACAAATGAGTTTTGGGTGCAAACGGAACTTTTAAACGATCCCGATAGCGACTTTGTTATTTTGACTTACAAAGATAACGAGGCACTCGATCCGGCAATCGTTCGAGAAATTGAGAAAGCAAAAGACAAAGCGAGTACTTCGACATATTGGTCAAATTGGTGGAACGTTTACGGACTCGGTCAACTTGGCTCACTTGAGGGAGTGATATTTCAAAACTGGGAGCAAATCGACACAATACCGCCAGAGGCTAAATTCTTAGGGAGTGGACTTGACTTTGGTTACAGCAATGATCCAACGGCTCATATTGGAGTCTACGATTACAACGGCAAAATTATCGTTGACGAAATGATTTACTCAACCTCACTTTTAAACTCGGATATAATTCGATTAATGAGACAGGAAAGGACAGCTCCAATTTGGGCGGACTCAGCCGAGCCAAAGTCAATCGAGGAAATAAGACGAGCGGGTTTTAATATTAAGCCAGTTGTTAAAGGAGCTGACTCAATTAATTACGGAATATCGGTATTGCAGCAAAAGGAAATCTTAGTCACCAAGTCAAGCACGAATTTAATTAAGGAGTTACGCAATTATAGTTGGGATGTTGACAAAACCGGTAAGAAATTAAACAGGCCAATCGACGAATTTAACCACGCAATTGACGCTTTGCGTTACTTCGCAATGATGAGTCTGGCAATAAACAAATCGAGACGCGTAATAATTACGTAAAAATTAATAAACAAAACGACATTTTTTAGTTATATATATATGAGAGTTATAATTCCAACGGATTTAAAAGACATTAAATTGTCTCAGTATTTGAGATATTTAAAAGTATTAAAAGAAAACCAGGACGACGAGACATTTGTTTGCATTCAAATGGTTGCAATATTTTGTAATTTGAGCGTGGCCGATGTTATGAAAATACCAGTTAACGACTTCGCTGAAATTGTTGAGCAATTAGCTAAGGTATTAGACCAAAAACCGCAACGAGTTAAGACTTTCAAAATGGACGGCGTTGAGTACGGATTTATCCCGAATTTAGATAAAATGACAATCGGAGAACACGCAACGATTGACTCATTACTCGGTAGCGATGAGAACTTGGCGTTATTGATGTCGGTTTTATATAGACCAATTACAAAAAAGATTTATCCATTTTATCAAATTGAAGACTACGACGGAGACGAAAGCAAAGCCGAATTATTTAAGGACGTAAGGATGGACGTAGTTACCGGATCAATACTTTTTTTTTGGAGTTTAAGCAAGGAATTATTGAGCAATATCCTATTGCATTTGGAGAGCAAGGCGATGAGGGAGGGGAAATCTCTCGAGGAGGTTTCAACGAGCGCTGGGGTTGGTTTCAGTCATTTGTTAGATTATCGCGAGAGCTTGGCATCAAGCCTCGAGACGTTGGAAGAGAGCCTCTTCACGAGTCACTCACGCTATTATGTTATTTAATCGACGAAAGCAAAGAAGAGGCAAAACAAATTAAAAATCACTTTAAAAAATGAGAGCATTTTATCAAGCAATAGAATATATCAAAAGCACGCTGGAAAGCGCGCCTCTTTTAAATACAATAACACACGGAACGGATATAATAGACAATGTTAAAAAAAATATATTTCCGCTTGCTCATATTAATATTCTCAGCTCTTCAATTAGTAACGGAGTTGTCAATTTTACTTTTGAGGTTGCTGTCGTAGATATTCGCAATATTTCAAAAATAAATGTAAAAGATAAATTTTTAGGAAACGACAACGAACTTGACAACCTCAACACTTGCCACGCTATCCTCAATTATATGATTACGAAAATGAGATTGCAAAGAGGAGAGAACGATATTGAATTACAAAACGATCCAACTTTACAGCCAATCCTTTTAGCTTTTACTAATGCTTTGGATGGTTGGAAATGTGATATTGAAATAAGCGTTCCGAATAACGAATTTGCGGTTTGTTGCAATGGAGATTAAAAACGTACAGCAAGCGCTCGACGAGTTTGGAAAGTCGGTTGTAGACAGGGCGAGAATGAATTTAAAAACCGGCGGCCGTTATGGAACTCATAACGCATCCGGCCAATTATCAAAGTCGTTGGACTACAAAACAAAAGAGAATAAAAACTCTATTGAGTTTGATTTTTATGCAGAGGATTATTGGGCGCAATTAGATTATGGAACGAAAGGGAGCGAGTCAAGTGCAAAAGCTCCAAACTCTCCATATAAAGCAAACGCGTCGAGAGGTGCAATTGATAAGTGGGTAATTCGCAAAGGCATTCAAGGAACTCGAGGAGCTGGAGGAGAATTTACAAATCGTAAAATGATGGTGACAGCAATAACGAACTCAATAAATAGGACAGGAACTTACGAAACGAAATTTTTTAGGAGTGCGTTTGACATGGAGTTCCAAAATTTTGACAACAATATTGCTGAAAAATACGGCTTAGATTTGGAGTCGTTTTTAAATTTTACATTAAAAGAAATTAAATAAATGAAAGTAGTAAAAGTAAGAAGTCCGTTTATAATTGAAATCAACGAGCCAACTCAGTTAGGATCTAAGATTGAAATATTTATTTGGAATAGTGGCGACACTGAGCCAACGACTCCGACATATACGTTAAGCAAACCAATTCCAACGACAAACCAAAGAAAAACAAGTTATAACGTTTCAAATTTTGTTAAGGAATATATAGACAATATCAATCCGGTTTACGTTAGTACAATTGCTCAAGACACAAAGGAAAACTGGGCATTTTTTAGAGTTAAAAGATATTGGAACGACGCCGGAACTTTTACTCTATTAGATAACGAGTTATATGTTGGCGTTAATGGTTTCACTAATTATATGGACGGGATACAAGTTCCTGAGGAAACTAGAGTCGAGTTGTTATTTAATCCAGAAATCAAAAACACTTACGAAAAAAGAGCCACTTATCCAAATATATTTACACAATATTTGAATATATTAGTTGAGTTCCTCGATCCTGGCGACGTCTTAGATATTAATTTTGGTCGAATTGACGGAGTTATTGGAAGTGAGGACTTTCAATATACCTCATTGACAGGAATTTATTTATTTAAAATTCCAATAACTTTGGCAAAAGCGTACAATATTTTTGTAAATGGTTGCGCGGTATCGATAATTTTAGATCCAGCGGTTGGAAGACCGGTTGATTATGGAACATTTTATACTTATCCAATTTGTGAGCCTAAATATACGCCAGTACTTTGCGATTTTATAAATAAAAAAGGAGGATGGCAAACGTTAACTTTTTACAAAGCTCAAACCAATAGTGTAACGGCTAAAAGTAATGATTATAAATTGATGCCAAAAGAGGTTGACTATAATCCATTAATAGGCCAAAGCAAATCTTTTAATTATACAGGGACTCAAAGCGTTACTTTAAACACTGGTTGGGTTGACGAAAATTATAGCGAATTAATAACCGACTTACTTTTAAGCGAGACGATTTTATTAGATAAGAAACCGGTTAATTTAAAAACTCAAAGTTCCGAATTAAAAACAAAGCTAAAAAATAGAATGATAAATTACACAATGGAATTTGATTATAATTTTAATTTAATTAATGACGTTATATAAATGAAATTAAATTTAGCTTTATTTTTAGAAACCAATAAATTTACTGACATTACCTTTGCAGAAATTGACTCGTTTGTTAATCGAGTTCAATCCGATGGAGGAACATTTGAGGCAAGCAATTGCTTATATAATACTCTAAATTCTTTGGGTGGTATTAATGGAATTGGAAACGTTTACGAGCGTATCGATTTATTTAACGATGAAACTATCTCAATCACTCAAGTGATCCAGGACGTCAAAGATATAAGTTTAATTTTTACGAATTTTACTAAAACTTTTACAATTCCGGCAACCGACGAGAATAATAGATTATTTAAACATTATTATAACTACGATATTGACGGAGGATTTGATGCGAGAATTAAAATAAACGGCTATATTGAGATTGACTCCAACCGATTTAACAGCGGAAAGGTCAAACTTGAGGGCGTTGAAATGAAAAATAACCAGCCTTATGCTTATAAA